ACACGCTGTTGCATATAGTTATTTAAATGAAACATTGGGACTTGAAGACTTTGAAGCGTTTCTTCACGAACCTGCGACGTCAGAACGTTTTGACAATTTGGTTGCTTATGACGGGAACGATCCTGTGGGGATTGGTAGAAGCTTGGCCATCTTTTCTGCCTTTGCAGAGGGTGTTAGTTTGTACAGTGCTTTTGCTGTTTTATATTCTTTTCAACTTCGCAATTTACTCAAAGGAGTAGGGCAGCAAATGAAATGGAGTGTAAGAGATGAATCACTACATAGCCGCATGGGTTGTCAGTTGTTTAGACACATGTGTGAAGAATTACCTGAATTAAAAGAACAGTGTAAAGAAGATATTTATACAGCTGCTAAAATAATGGTAGAGCTTGAAGAAAAATATATCGATAAAATGTTTGAAATGGGTGATATTGAAAACCTAAAGTCTTATGATTTAAAACAATTTATTAGAAAAAGAACAAATGAAAAATTATCAGAACTTGGTTACACAGATAAAAGACGTTTCTTTAACTATGATAAAGAAGCTGCTGAAAATCTTGATTGGTTTTATCATCTTACTGGTGGTCACACCCATACAGATTTTTTCGCTATTAGACCTACGGATTATAGTAAAGCAAATGAAAATGAAGACTTTGAAGACATTTGGTAAATACACCGTAGTGTGGATAAGTCAAAATTTAGCTATACCGTTTTGGGTAGTAGGACATATTCATTTATCTATACATAGTTTTCATGATCTATATGAAATACTAGCTAGTGTAGGTATGAATATAATAGTATTAACAGGATTTATAATAGATTATAAAAATGCCACAAAATAAATTAAAACAAAAAGTAGAAGGTTTAACTAATATTGTTAAACAATTAATTAAAGAAGTTCAAACTAATGCTAATATAGCTCAAGGAACATTAACAGCTTTGCAAATGCATATAGGTAAAGATGAATGGGAAAAATTAGTAGAAGAGCTTAAAAACGTAGAAGAAAGAAGAACAAAAAAGTTTGAAACAGATGTGGAAGAATGAATGGATTAAAGGAGTTGATTACCCAGAGTGGGGTGATACTGAAGTATATAAGAAAACAATAGGCGGAGGATATTTATACAATGGTGAAACACCTAAAGAAGCATATAAAAGAGTTGCAAATACTGTTGCAAAAAGGTTGGCTAAACCTGAAATGGCTGATTCGTTCTTTGAATATATATGGAAAGGTTGGTTATGTCTGGCTTCTCCAGTTCTTTCAAATACTGGTACTGATCGTGGGCTTCCTATATCTTGCTTTGGTATTGACGTTGCTGACAGTATTATTGACATTGGTCAAAAGAATTTGGAGATGATGCTACTCGCTAAACACGGCGGTGGAGTTGGTATCGGTATAAATCAAATAAGACCCGCCGGAGCTAAAATTACAGGCAATGGAACAAGTGACGGAGTTGTACCTTTTTGTAAAATATATGATTCAACTATACTCGCAACAAATCAAGGATCTGTCAGACGAGGAGCTGCATCTGTTAATATCAACATTGAACATGACGATTTTGAAGAATGGCTCGAGATTAGAGAACCAAAAGGAGACGTCAATAGACAGTCACTTAACCTCCATCAATGCGCGGTCGTCGGTGATAAATTCATGCGAAAACTTACTGCAGGAGATATTGAAGCTAGACGAAAATGGAGCAAACTACTTCAAAAGCGCAAAGCTACTGGCGAACCTTATATTTTATTTAAAGGAAATACAAATAAGCAAAACCCAGCGGCTTACAAAGACAACGCATTAAAAGTACATATGACAAACATCTGTAGTGAAATAGTTTTACACACAGATGAAAATCACTCATTCGTTTGTTGTCTATCTAGCTTAAACCTAGCTAAGTATGACGAATGGAAAAATACAAATATCATTTATGACTCAATATGGTTTTTAGATGGCGTGTTAGAAGAATTTATACAACGAGCTAAATACAGAAAAGGTTTTGAAAACTCTGTACGTTTTGCCGAAAAAGGTAGAGCATTAGGTCTAGGTGTATTAGGTTGGCACACGTATCTACAAGAAAAAGGTTTACCATTTGAGGGTTTATTATCACAATATGAAACACGAAGAATTTTCAGCCAAATCAAAATCGAATCTGAGAGAGCTAGTATGGCTCTTGCTGATGTTTATGGAGAACCTCTTTGGTGCGTCGGTACTGGCTTTCGTAATACCCATTTACGCGCTATTGCTCCCACTGTTAGTAATAGTAAACTTTCTGGAAATGTTTCTCCCGGGATTGAACCCTGGGCAGCTAACATTTTCACTGAACAATCAGCTAAAGGAACGTTTATACGAAAAAATCCTACACTTCAAAAAGTGTTGGACGAAAGAGGATTAGATACAAAAGAAACATGGGATAAAATACTATCTGATGGTGGATCTGTACAAGATATAAAAGAACTTGACGATGAAATTAAAGAAGTATTTAAAACATTCAAAGAAATAAATCAATTAGAATTAGTTAGACAAGCAGGAATACGTCAACAATATATAGATCAGTCTGTAAGTTTAAATTTAGCTTTTCCAGCAGAGGCAACTCCTAAATGGATTAACCAAGTTCATTTAGACGCATGGAAAAAAGGAATTAAAACTTTATATTATATGAGAACTGAGTCTGTATTACGAGGAGATATAGCCGCTAAGGCTATGGAAGAATGTGTTGCTTGTGATGGATAATAAAAAAGGGAGGCGCAATGCCTCCCTTTCGTTACAGGATCTTCGGGTATGGTACGCCCGTTATATTTTGATCCTATGATTCTTTATTTTTACTACAAAAAGCTTTAGCTTCACCTTTACTACTAAAACCCCACTTTTTAAGAGCCATAGCTAATTTACTTGGTGATCCATCATCATCAGTCATATCTCCAGCCATTCCACCAAATCTACAAGCAAAAGAAACTCTACGACTACCTGTACCTGAGGTTTGTCTTTCACCTAATGTCTTACCTGTTTCTTTTTTATGATCAGACCTCATTTTTTTATTTTGTTTTTCATAAGCTTCTTCTTTAATATTTAAAGCTGATTCTCTTTTTATAGGTCTACAACTACCTTTTTCATATGCTTTTACTCCTGGTGTAGGTTCATAACCTTCCCAGCATCTTTCTTTATTTAATGGAGACAACCCCATCATTTGTAGTGGTGATTTTTTCATAACTTATTTTTTAACACAATTATTAACTGTTACGCCAGGTCTTGTTGGTGAAGGCTTAGTACCCTTTTTTACGTAACCATCCCAGCATTTACTATTTTCAGAATTAGCACCTTTAAAATTAATTGGATTACTAGATTTCATATAAGTAGCATCAAATTTATCTCTTACTGCTTTAGCTTCTTCCTCGCTAACATCAGGAGTCATATTATATACTTTTTCTTTAACTCCAGGTTTTCTATTATAAAAAAATTGAGTTTCTCCTGATTCGCCTTCGGCTCTTTCTCTTCTACGTTTTTGTGCTTCAGATTCTTGATGTAATGCAGATGATTTTCTATCTGGAGCTAATTGCCATTTTTCTATTCCAGTTCTATCTTGTACTTCACCATCGTCTGTAGGTATTAATCTTAGTTTGCCATGCTTTGGTGAATAATAAAATTCTCCTTTTTCTCTATCATATTCTTCTTGTCCTCCTGGTTTTTTAAGATATTCTGCTTTGTGAGCTTTCCATGCTTTAGAAGACGCGATACTATCTTTATTTACTTCATGACCTTTGTTTAAAGGTGAATGATGTGGCATTTTAAATGTTCCTATTTTACTCATGATTTCTTTATTATGTTTTATTGCTTCTTTATTACCAGTTGTTCCTGGACTATTATATTTTCTTACTTGACCCCAACCACCTGAGTGCATCATTTCTGAATCACAGTGTTTAAATGGACTTAAAAATTTACGAGCTTTATTTACATACTTAGCCCCTTTTACAAAAGCTCCTCCTGGTATTAACCATGAAGCAGCTTCTTTAATATAATCACTAGTAGTAACTTTACCATCATCATTCCAGTCCATATATGTAGTAAAAGCGTCCTGAACTGGGTTTAACTTCTTTGTTGTATCAGTTACTTTGTTAATTACCTTATCTTGAGATCTTTCATCAGAAAGTCCTGTAACACTTTGACCCATACTTCTTTTTAATCTATTTCCAGTTCCTTTAAAATCTGGAATAGTTTGTTTTAATGGTGATTTTTTCATATTGTTTTATATTTAGTCTTATTATATTCGTCTTTATAAGCCTTTAGACATCTGTTTCTGTTATCTTCTTCTGATACGTATGATATATGTACCCAGTTAGGATTCATGTCTGTTCCAAATTCCCATATCATTTGATCAAAATTTAAATTTTCTTTTATCCATGTGTACATTTCTGCATTAGTTTTACAACCATATACATCATCAATATCAATTGCTTGTCCTTTACAATGTTGAGATGTTTTTGATCCGCCAATAGCTTCGTTAAGCTCTGGTGATCTAAAAAATGAATTAATTTTTATTGGTCCACCAACCCACTCTCTTAATGGTTGAAATATTTTTTCAGCAGTTAACTTCATATTTTCTACTTGTGTAGGATTAGGTGTATTGTCTATACCTTTACGCTTAGCAGTTTGTGAATGTATTGCTTCAGCATATGTAATATTTTTACTTATATTTTCCATTAGTCTAAATCTCCTCTTTTTAAAAAATCAATTGTTTTATTAACATCTCTACTTTGATTAAGAGCTGGATTATCTTTTATCATTTCATTTTTATCATATAATTCTCTTTCTGATTCTTTAACAGTTGCTTGATCATATATTATACCAGCACCGGTCATATAACCATATTTTTGCTTGGTTTTTTTCCAATCAATAGCTGTATCCATAGGTTTTTTTACTGGACCAAACCATTTTTGTGCGCCTTTTTTAGTTGCTTGCCATATATCATCTAGTTTACCTCCGACTTTTTTATAAATCCATTTTTTTGGGTTTGGCAAAAAATTAGCTGGTGACTGATGTCCAGGACCATTAAAGTTATTATATTTTTGTTTATAAGGATGTGCCATAATTATTCTATTTCGCTAAACACTGCGTAGACTTTAACATCACGTTTTCTACCTTTGCGTATTGTAGCTATTAATTCTTTTCTTTCTTTTACTTCTTCTTCTTTTACTGGATAGTACTTAGGATTCGTGCTATTTAATTTTCTTTTTTTCATGTCTAATCGTTTGTTGAGCTTCTGGTTTAAACCTAGCTTTAAAAGCGTTATTAATATCTTCTCTGCTATATGTTTTACCATCACGATGAAAAGGTTTAAAATTACTAGGTCTAGGTGTTTGTTGATTTATTGCTTTAGGTTTAGTAATTGCTTTAGAATATTGTTTTGCGGTGTTAGCAAACGCTTTACCTAGTTTTATTATTGATCTAACAACAATGTTATTTGCTGGACTATTACTACCAGCTCTTCCTGTATTTTTGTATGGATTTGCCATAATTTAAAATTTACTTGCGTTATTTATTTCGTTTATTGTTTCTTGTATTTCTTTTAGGTTTGTAGGTAATTGTAAATCTAAACCTGCTTTCCAAACCTCTTCTTTTACACCATCTTTAAATATTATTATAGTTGGTGCCATTCTTACTCTATATTTTTTTTTAGCTTCAGGTGCTTTTGCTAAATCTACTCTATAATATAAAGCATTTTCTATTTTATCCCAATCAGCAAAACAATTTTCTTCATTAAATTTTGCCCAAAATTCTACTACTATAGGTTCTGTTTTATCATCACCAAACGCACTGTTAGTATTTATAGAACTTTCAAAACTAGTATCATCTATCCAATATTTTGCTGGAACATCTTGTTGGCTAAATGAAAAAAATGGTATTAAAATTAAAATTAAGTATTTCATTATCTATTTTTTTGTATTTCATATAATCTTTCATCAATTTTATCTAATTGATCTCGCATAGCTTCAACGTCTTCTTGTGTATCCATAATTGTTTGACGTATCAGCTCGTCTTTTAAATCATATTCTATTCTATCAATTACTGGAGCAGGTAATTCTTTTGCTTCAGCTATATCTGCTTGTAATGTAAACCACATACCTGCGATCATTATTACAAAACCTACTATCATACCTATTGTTTTTAGATCAAGTGTTACCTGTGTTTCTTCACTTATTTTATTTGCCATTATAATTTAAAATTTCCTAGTTCATCAACTCTATTTTTTATTTGATCAAATTCCCAACTAGTTATTCTATTGGTATCCGCTACATCCTGCGCTTCAACTGCCACCTCGTGATCTTCAATCATTTTAAGTATCTGTTGCTTAGTTTGCCACGCCACATTTTTAGGACCACCTGTATTCATTCCGCCTAGTTTAAAACCACCTTTTTCATCTTGCATCCTAGATATAAGACTAGTTAAATTTTTAACATAGTTTTCTTCTGTATAATCCATAGCTAATGCTTCTTCCATTATTTCACTAGATAATTTAGCATCATGTTCCATATCTTTTAATATTCCTCTTGGTACTCCATCTAAACTACGCACTCTATTATACTGATCTTTATGCCATTGCTCACAAGCCGCAACATTTTGATTTCTAGGATTTGTAGGATCAGGGTGACATTGCCAAGGTAAATTAGGTCCACTTCCTCCTATTGGTTCAAAATTATAAACCGACATTAAATACGGATACTTTTTTTCTTTAGAGTTTGTAAACACTGGTTGATCACCTTGTCTTCTTCTTTCCATGGTTTCATAATATTTACTAGTACCTCTACGTTTAACAAAGTTTTCTTCTAACTTTTTTATCTCGCCCATTCTTTCATCTAAATTTTTATTAAAAGACGCGCGTTCATCTCTCCATGATTGAGGCATATAAGATTCAAACCTTGAACCTGATCTTTCATCATTATTAGTAAATGGATTATTAATTTTAAAACTCATTTTATTTCAATGTTATGTTCAAACCAACTGAACTGTTATATATTTTACTATCCCAAAATTTGGTGTATTCGCCTTCAACAAATATTCCTATGTTTTTGTTTAATTTCCAACCAAACACTACACCTGTTTGGTAATCTTCCCATTGTTCTTTTTCAGCATCTTGTATTAATCCACCTAAACCCCAGTTATTTCTATTATGATAACTAAAGTCTTCATCACCTTTAATGTATTTGTGATATGGTAGTAAATAAGAACCATAAGCATGTAGCCAGAAATTATTTTTATAATGATAAAAATCAAAACCGAGCACTGGTGAAATTACACCAAATTCATCTAATTCACCCCATACTTCATTGTTGTAGCGATTAATTAAGTTTTCAAACACTGTGTCTCGAAACTGTAAATCAGTATAAGCAACAACTTCGCCTTGAGGATTATACCAGTAATAATCATATACTTGTTCACCATCAATATCTATAGTAACCCATTGATCAGTATAACCATAGTTATAACCTAATTGATACCAATAATTAACTGGCCAACCATTTTCATCTGTTTCATTTAACCATATTTCTATAGGATTATATCCATAAGGTCTTTCATGCGTACGAAATATAGCACCAGCGTTTAAAGAAAACTTTTCACCAATAGGAAGCTTAGCTCTTAATTCAGCTGATTTATAGTTAAAATTAATTTTACCTTGTTTTCTACTTTCTACCTTAGCAATATGATATTTACCACTATGTTTTAAAAAATATCGATGATTTTTAAATATTTCATCTCTGGATCTTTCTTTTTCAATATGTACTACGTATTCTAAACCTTTAATCGGTGAGTTAGAAGCTGCTAAACCTACGTTAGATTCAGTACCATCGTAATAGTTTTTACCTTTAACCTCATAATCAAATCTAGCAATTTTTCTAATACCAAAACCATAGCGATAATCATAGTCATAATAATCTGTACCATCAACAACAACTGGTGGTTCATATATATTTCCGCTAGGATTAGTTCTTACAAAATAATCTTTAGGTTGTTCTTTAGGATTTTGTATATCACCTGCTAAATAAATTGTACTATACTCAAATAGATCTTCGTATATACTTTTAAATAAATTCTTCTTTTCTTGAGCATTAGCAGATACCGCAATAACCGCCGCAAAGAGGACAAGGATTAGTTGTTTCATTTGTCATTTTTTCTTTTTTTACGTTTTTTTCTTTTTTTTCTCTCCCACTCTGTAACAACATAAGATCTAATTGTTATTTCTTTAGGTTCTACACAGTGATTAGTTTTAATTACTTGAACTTTATAGTTAGGTAATTTTTTTTCTTCAACAGTAACACATTTCTTTTTAATTTCTTGTGAAAATGCAACTGTCGATATTAATAATAATAAGATTAAAATAGTTTTTTTCATTTTATTTATATTTTTTAAACATTAATTTATATAGCAATTTGTTCCAAGCTTGCTGTAACTTGTCTATGAATTTTTTCATTTTATTTTCATTTTAGGGATTATCCAATATTCTACTTTACCATTTGGTCTAATAACTTCTATAAAGTCTTCATTTAGTTTACCTGATGGTTTTCCTTTTGTCATAGGTATTCTTTTATAACCTTTATCTTTTAATTTTGTAGTATTTTCTTTATAGTCTTTTTCTCTATTCGCATCTTCTTGCGCTTCATTTCCAACAGTTGTAGGTGTTCCCCAATATGGTAAACCAACACTCCAACTACTCCAACCTAAAGCTAAAGCAAATCTTTGCCACATAGCTGTATCTCTATCTGCCATTTGCATTAAAGTCATTGTCATTCTCATAGCTCTATCTAAAGGTATATTAAATCCAGCATCTATTACTTGAGCTAAAGCATAGTAAGCAGGGTTTTCTAAACTAAATCCTCTACGCTTAATTTCATCTCTATTATATTTAAATGTTTTTCTAACAGATCTAACTTTTCTTACTTTAGTATCTACTGTGGGAGAAAAATCAAACATATTCCAAGCAAAGTCGTCACCAAAGTCTGGTAAACCATCTTCTCTAATACTTATCTCTCTACTCATGGATATAAGAGTATCAACTAAAGCACCTCCATATCCTAAACCTCTTAATAAAGAACTTAACATACCAAATCCTATATTTGCAGCTCTATCTTCTCTATTTTGTGCTTTCTTTTGTTCTTCTTCATCACCAAATGCTAGAGCAAATAAAGCTTGTTGTAAAGCGTTAAATATTAAATTTTGTACTGCACCGTAATAAACTATTTTACTTACATTAGATTTCCAATCACCTCTACCTGCTAATAAATCTTGCGTAGATCTTTTTATTATACGAGCATACTGCATAGGAGTGTTAGCGTAGTTAAGAACAATTCTACCTAATCCGCTAGCTTGTTGCATTGATATTCTATCAGTTCTACTAGACTGTTGAGTTTCTTCTGATATTTGATAGAAATCATCAAACGCTTTTCGTTCAGCCTCTTTTTGAGTATAAAGTTTTCCAGTATCTGGATTTATTTCTTTTAATAATCTATTTAATCTATTTCTATAAAAAGTAGCACCACCTGTTGCAATTGCTATACTATCTGCTATTCTTGTAAATACAAAACCTTTATTTAATAAATACGAAATAACTCCTTTTAAACCTCCTTTTTTCGATGCTTCTGCAATTTCAGATTCAGCAACATTAATTTTCATACCGTTACGTCTTTGTACTAAATAATCTGAATTCATTAAGTACATCACATCTTTCCAGTATTGTTTTTGATTAGCAAAAGCTTTACCTGCCATGATCAAATTGTTATCACTCCAGTTTATAAAGTTAACATTAGATATTAACTGTAACAAAGCAGATTTTCTATTTAAGAACATTGTAGTACCCACAGAGTTATTAATCCAATCAATTACATTGTCTACTTGAGGGTTACCACTTTGAGCTCTATTGCTACCGCTTTTCATTCTAGCAAGAATATTTTTTAAAGCTACAACATAATTACTACCATATAAAGCTTCAAGTTTGTTAAGATTCTTTTTAGAAAATATAATATCTACGTTTTGCTGCCATTCAGCTAAAGCTTCTTTTCTATATGTTTTTTGAATGCTATTTATTATATCGCCAGTAATACTTCCACCAACCCAATTACCGTCTTTAGGACCTGGATAACCTTTTCCTTTTTGTATAAAAATTATTTTTTCAGCAAATATTCTCATGTCAGGATCATTTGCAATTAAGCTTACTAGTTTTTTTCTATCTCTAGTAGATAACCCAGGTATTTCCATACCTTGCGAATCCCACATAAACACTCTTAATGCTTGAGAATAAGTATAATTACTATAACCTATTTCATCTTGTAAATTATCAGGTATATTTTCTAAGCTATCTCTTAATGCTTTAAAATCATTTGACGCTGCTATTTTAGCTGCTATAACTTCTTGTTCAGCTCTATTAAAAGGATTAATTAAATTTTCTTTAATCCAAACTAAAGCTCTATCTCCATCTTTACCTTTAGGTAATAATTTATACATTAAACCTAAAAAGTCTTCAGCTGATGGTGGTATAATAAATTCAAATCTATTCGCCTTTTTGCCTTCTACTTTAGCTCTAGCATCTGAATAAGTTTTAAACCATTCCTTACCACTTTGTTGTTCTATTATAACATTAAAATCTTTATCAAGATCTACTTCTTTACTAGATCTAGCTTGTTGTATGTCAGATTTAACATCAACTTGATCAAGTACATTTTTAACAGCTTGTACATTAGCTAATGCATCGTCTGCAAAATAAAAATCATTATAACCTTGAGCTGTTTTATCTAATATCCATAATGCTTTCGCCTCAGGACTACCATTTTCTAAACCAGTTATATTTCCTAATGGTATATTTAAACCAATACCATCTAAGAATTTTTTAATAGCAACTGCAGATAGTTGTGGTCTTGCGGTTAAAACAAATATATCACCACTACCAAACTTATCTTGACGTTTTAAAGCTAGATCAGCTAGTGGTCCTTTTCTACCATTAACAACTTTATTAAATTCACTAAAATCAAACTCAGCTCCATTAGCTTCTAAATCTTCTGCTTGATTAGCAAATTCTGCTGGTGTTATTTTTATAATTTCACCTGTTGCAAGTTTAACTAACACTTTACTATCACTGTATGCTAATGTATCATCAAAATCAAAAACACTAATACCTTTTGGTTCTTTACTATATCTTCTTGCTAAGTCTGCTGTAGTATCTGCATCGTTCATAGCTTTGATAGAAGCTTCAGTATCACCATCACTATCAATCAAATCAAACAAAGTCTTCTTATTTATAGTTACTTGTTTTGAAGATTTTTTATTTACTGTGTTAGAATCTTTTAATAATTGCTTCGCTTTTTCAATAGTCATAGCATCTTCATCTGGAAAAGCATCAGGTGCTAATACTTTAAGTAATAGTTCATTTTGATAATGTATACTGTCTGGATTTTGATCTGCTTTTGCTAAAGGTAAACCTAAATGCTCTGCTACAGTTACTACTTCACCATTATCATCTAGCATTATATAAGAATTTAAATCAATATTAGGATTACCTAATAAATATCTTACCCACGCATTAGGGTTTTTCATTCCCCAAAATATACCTGGTTGTCTTTCTTGAAAACCAGCTTTAGTAATTATATTATCATCTGTTTTTAATAATTGACCTTGTATATAATTATCTGCTAAAAATTTAAAATCTTTATCAATAGTGTTGTTTATCAACATATCTATAATAGCTCTAGCAACATTGTTAACAGGTAACATATGTTCTGCTTCATAATTTTTAAGAGCTCCTTCAACCAGTTCGTTATCTTTTTTTCTAACATTTAATATAGGTGTTGTAAAAGGTAGGGTAGAAGTAGAGAAAAATTTAATAGGAGCTAATACTCTTAAATCGTGAGTTGGTATATTGCCTTGACTTTCTATCCATGCAGCCCAAAATTCTAATCTAGCTGAAATAATGTCACCATCTTTCTTACCACCTCTTATATCTTTATCTATTCTTTTAACTATTTTTTCTAATACTTTAACTTTATCGTTTTGTAGTTTTTGAAACTTAGGATCTTTTAAAGTCTTTCTTCTTTCAGCAGCTGTTTGTTTAGCATATTTCTGCTGTTCAGTTCTTGCCGTGCTTAAAACATCCCATTCTGCCTTGGTTAAAGCTTTACCTTGTTTTGGTATTTTTGTTTTATCTAAGAAGTATTCATTACCAACTTTTTTAGCATACTTATCTATAAAAGCTTTATTATTTTTTACAAAATCAACATCTAAAGGCTTGTTATATATTTGGTTTTCAAAACCTTCAGGATCATTCTTTGATTTTTTTAACCCACTAGATGGAAACATAGATTTACTATGTTTAAACCAAGAATAAGAATTAAAGAAATCTGTTCCAAACTCAGGAAGCATTCTAATAACAGCTTCATTTCTTTGTTTCTTTTGTTCATCTGAAAATGTATCAGACCAATTAGATTTAGTAGAAGGATAAGGGTTATAACCGTTATCTCTTAATATTTCTTTAGGTTTTTTAAGAACTGTTCTACCTACTCGTTGAAAGTCTTTGCTTTCAAACATCTTAGTAATATCTGTTTCGCCTTCAGTTTCTATACTAAGTCTAACATCATCTAACGATGTGTCTTCTAAATTTCTTTTATCTAACGCAAACTCTAGCTCAGCCATAAACTGTTCAGCATTTAAATTAGAATCTCTAAAATCTAATCTATTCTGCAAGTTGTTCATGAACTCTTGATCAGCAGCTATTTCGTTCATACCTTCTACAGCTAAACCTTCACCAATTAAACTCATTAATGATTGATGACGTTTTTCACCTGCTAAAAAGTATTGTTTTACTTTTCTTAATTTATTATCAGTTATAGCTGGTATCTGATATACTTGTTTATTAAAATCAGTACGCTTACCGTTTTCTATTTTAATAGTTGGTGTGGTACCTGTTTGCTTTATACCAAATAATTTACCAAATCTACGTTTAATATTAGCAACTGGTATTGATTTAATAAAATTATTATTATTAAATAATTTGTTTACATTGTCTATATATTGTTCGCTTCCAAAAGGTCCTAATGCTTTTTTAATTATAGCTCTATATTCTTTTGTTTTAGTTTTTTCTACTATATATTTAGCTACTTTTTTAGGATCTGTACCAACTCTTAATATAGCTTCAGTAATATCATTTTTTAAGAAAGCTATTTGTTCGGCTCTTATTTCACCTGTTATATTGTCAGATATTACTTTTATTGAATTAGGAAAAACCTTAGCTCTAGGACGTCTTTCTTTTGCAGCAGGCTTTTCATCAAAGTCCGTTTGCGTAGTTGTATCTGCTACTTGTCTTGCTTCATCTCTATCAATACTTCTAGCTTCGCCTTTACCTAAATTTTCTCTTGCTATTCTACCAGCCTTTATATTAAATAAATTACTTGTTTGTTGACCTGGACCTAATAAATTTACATCCTGTTCTTCATTATATTTTTTAAGAGTTAATAAATATTCATTTTTTAAAGCTGTTCTAAATTGAGATTTAGTTAACAAACTACCTGGTCTATATAGTCTGTTTAATGTAGCTTCTATTACAGGAGCTGCCGCAGCTAAAACTCTATTTTGATCAAAAGTATTATCTAAATCAAAATCAGGATCGTTTATTAAATTATCTACTTGACCATATGAATCAACAACTTCTTTGCTTTCTAATTGATTATCTTGTTGAGCATCACCTCTATCTATTACATTACCCTCAAGATCTGTAATACTAGTATCAGTATCTAAAGCTATATTTACATCTGCAATACCAAAAGTACCCTTACCTTTAGCTAAATTTTGTAAACCTCTTGATAAACCTTTACCGCTTTCTACTGCTAAGTTGTAATCTCTTACTAAATTTAAAACATCTGCTCCACTATTAAATCCTAATTGAAAACCTAATGAAGAAAAGAATCTTCTAAATGCATCACCAATTTTTGTACCTGTATCTTCGTTTATAACAACACCGTTTCTAGTCATAGCTTCACTTAGCAATGGCATTATTTCTTCAAGTACTACATTGTCACTTATTTTAGGATCATTTATATACTGGTTAAGTCGCGCCCCTAATTCATTGGTCATAATAGTTATTTTACCACTATTAACTCCATTTCTTATTTCTTTAAGTAAAGCTTTACCTAATCTAGCACTAGCAGTAGGATCTCTTCTTACTAACGCATCTAATAAACCATGAAAACCTTCGTGTTGACCAGTAGTAAAAAACCCTTTTTTAGATGATTTAGCTGTATCTATTAACGCATATTTTTTTCCATTAGCAGTTACAAAAGCACCAAAACCTATACTTCTATCTACATTTGCGTTGGGATCTTCCTTTTTTAATTCAGCTATTTTAGCTTCTATTTCAGTAGTATTTCCTTCTATATACGCATAACCTATTTGTTCTGCTATTTTTTGATTACCAATATTTAAATCTGCTGTGTACAATAAAGCTAAATCTGTTTTTAAATCTTCTATTTGTACATCTATTGCGCTGTGAAACTCAGGTGCTAAATCTTTTTTACTTGCATTTAAATCATCAATTTGTTGTAATAATTGACTTATTTCTAAAGTGTTTTCTGTTTTTATCCAACTAGGTAATTTAAAAACTTGATTTTTTAAAGCAATAGCATCGTTATAAAATTGATCAGCAGCAGATAGTTCTAAATCTCCTGCAGCAACCATTTGATCTAATAGCTTTTTTAATTTTGCTGGACTTTTACCTAACAACATCAAATCTTGTATGTACTGTTGACTGTTAGTGTTTATTCCTCCAGTTGCCAATAAACCCATGCTACCTCCAGCAGCAAAAGAATAAATACCTGTATTAATAGCTTCATCACGAGTAAAATCCTCATCTAATAATTTTTTACCTACTACATTATTTAAAATGGGATTTATTAATTCTTGCTGTCCACCTTCTTGCAATTCTTCTTGTAAAGTTTCTAAACTACCAGCTACTACTACATTGTATAATTTATTAAACACGCCTCTTGAAGTTGGACTTAAATTAGTAAAATAATTTCTCCAATAACTATTATAACCTTTCATTCCTCCTTTTTTAAAGGCATCTATAGATCTATTAGCAACTCCTCTAAAACCTGATACAGCCCAAGGAATTTTATCATAAATAGCTTGTGGCGTGGCAACACTTGTTAAAAACCACCAACCACCTTGTAAAAGACTAGCTTGATTTGCTAACGATCTAGCATCCTCATCTTTTAAACCAGCTCCAATTGCAGTTTTATAAGTATTAATATATCCATCAGCCGCACCAGCAAAACCATAATAACTAGCTGTATTAAGAAGATTACTTGCTGTTTTTACTTGAGAAGGATTAAATTTAAATCTAGAGTTTGCTAAAGATGTTTCAATTCTTTGAGTTAAACCTGTTTTTTTACCAGCCCATCTTGTAGCAAAGGTACCTGTAATATCAAATATTAAACCTCCCCATACAACTCCACCCATTCTTATTTGATCTCCAACAGAAATCATTTTACCACGAGTTTCACTATTATCTAAAGCTGTTTTTACTTTTTCGTATTCTTCAGGGTTATCTGGTACATATTGTATTTCAAATTCTGAATCATAAATCATACCAGAATCATCCATGATAAATGTTTTATTAACACCGTCTATTTCAACACTAGCTTCAACTCCTGTTACAACACCAGGAGTACCTATATAAGTTTCATTATAATAACGATCATCTACCATGTCGCTAAACAAACTGCTTTGAGTGTTAAATAAATCAGCATCGTTGTCATACCATGAGTAAGCACCTGATATTATTCTTTTATTAAAATTAATTATATTACTAAATCTATCTGCAAATCCTTTGCCAAAATTAGTAAAAAAGTTTTCTTCAAACACCTGCCCTTTACTTTCACCTCCTTTTACTCTAACAGAGTTTTTTCTTCTTTGCTCTTCAATACTTGCTCTAAAACTATAATAATCATTAAAATTATCTTTTTGATAATCTTTCCAAATTTTTCTATTAAATTTAGACAAACTAAATAAATAATCTACAGCTTCTGATTCTGTTATATCATTTCCTAATGACGCAGCTAAATCTTCTCTTACCGCGTTTAACAAATCCTCATTCATATACCAGTTGGTAAATGATATTTTTTCTATTTCTCCAAATGTAGTTATTTGTTCACCATTTGCTAATTTTCTATTTAATTCCTTTATATGCTTTTTATATTTATGTACATTGCTTTTAAAATAATTACTTAGTAAATAAATACCATTTTTAATTTCTTCTTGTTTTATGTATTGGTTAAGTATTTCTACTACATTACCTTCTTTTACTGCATTTACTTGTCCAATATCACTTTTATCATCAAGTAATTTAAAATTTTCAGGTAAATTAGTTTTCCATGGAGTATTTTTTCCGCTTTGTGATTGAATATAGCTATCAATAATATCATTTAAATCAAAATTGTTTGGTTTATTTAATTGAACCCAAGCTAAAAAAGATTCTAATTTAACACCTAATGCATCTAAATTATTAGGTAATTCACTTGTGTTGCCAAATATTATATCAAATACAGCTAAATCATTATCCGCGTCTACATCTAAATCTTTTAATACGTTCTGCACATAATCAGAACCAGCTTCTCCTGAATAACTCCAACCGCTTAAATCATATTGTTTATCATAATTTTGAGATATAAACATTGCGTTTTCTCCACTTACATCTACCATGAGATCAAAACTTTGTTCAGTAACATCTGATTTACTAATAGTTTCTAAAAAATCATCACTACCAGATAATATATAACCCTCATCAATAGCGTTTTTAGCCGATTTATTTATAGACTTAAGATCATAAAGTTGATTATCAAGTTTTCTAAGCCGCTGCATATTAAGAAGATCATCTACATCGTATTCTTCATTTTGATCAAACAATATTTGTATATCAAACATTGATTGCTTATCTTTAACTTGCTTCCATTCATCTTCTTGAGTATCTCTATAATAATATTGTAATATACCCTCATCAGAAAAATCAAACTTATAAAAACCTCCATGAGTATCAAACTCTGTTTCTTCACCTGGTTGGGCAATTTTAGTAAAAGGTTCTAATGATTTAGCTACTCTATCTCTTTGAGCCTGTATAGAATTATTAAAAGCAATAGCTTGTGGTTTCCATTCATCATCAGGTAATTCTGCTATATTCCACATTCCAGTATTTTGATTCCAATATTTTTCTGCTTCAATTCTAGCAAAAACATCAATACCTATTGATCGTCCTATTTCAGGATAAAGACTAGTATTACGAGATTCTTCTACTTTATTTCTAAAACCTTCACCTTCAAATATTCCTGTAGAAATTTCATCAAACCAATCTTGATCTGCCACTCTTTCAGTTTCTGGTGCTTCTGTTTCCTCGACCTCTACCTCTGCGTTTGGAAGAACTGCTTTTTCTTCTTTATCAGGATCTTCAAATAATATATCAAGAGAGTCTACCATATAATTTTATTAAGAATATTGTTGAATTAACGCTTGTAATTGTTCGTCAGGTTGTTCTGGTATAGCTTTAACTTCTTCTGGAAGTTTTTGATAATAAATAGGCATTCCAGCTTCCCATTCTTTAACACCTAACATTGTTTTATAAAACTCAGGTATAGGTAATTCATTGTCATTTAATGCTTTTATTAAATCTTGTCCTTGACGAGTTTTATCTGATAATATTTCTTTTACAATAACAGGTTGATTAGCATAATTTTTTTGAGGTAATTTTTTATCTAAATTACTTTGTAATATAATACTCATCATATAAGCTTTTTGCGCGTCAATTAAACTTATATATCTTCCATCATTACTTACTTTGTTGTACATGTATCTATTACCTATAAAACTTACTTTACCTTCAGGACTTAATTCATTGTATAATTTTTCTAATTCAGGAGTTACTGATTCATTAATACCTACTGGTAAATCTAATCCTAATCTTTTATTAGAATAACCATATAAAACAGATATATTACCTCCTGCTACTGCAAATAAACCAGCTATATGAGATTGAATAGATATATTATATGCTGGTGTATTATTTATAGCTTCTGTATTTATAGGTTTTACCATGTATCTTTTTACTTTACCATTATCAACTGAATACATAGGAATTTTAATAGATGTATCTTGCGCTGGATCAGAGGCGTCTTCTGACAAAGGAGTTCCGCCTAAAAAGTATTGAGGTTGTAAGGTTGCATTTTTAGTAATACCCGCGTCATCAAATGTGGTTAATAAATCCATGGATTTAGGCACATCACTTATATATAATGTTAATAAGTCTCCGTTTTGTAATTGATTAGAATTAATTTCCATGTCTATATAATAATACATTAATCCATCTTCACCTTTTATAATATTTTTATTTCTTAAAAAATCATCTACCACATATGGTTTTAAATGTAAGTATTTTCTAAAGCTTTCACCTTTAATTTGAAATAAAACTCTTTGTGTAAAAACTAATATTTCTCCATTTGTAGTAGGAGAAAAGTAATAACTTTTTTCTACATCAATATCTTCAAAATAATTAAACAAATCAGCCCATCCAGCAACCATAAACATATTTCTATCTCTATTTCTTTCAGATGTTCCGTTTATATTTAAATTATCATAGTTAGCGATAAAGGTTGGTAAATTATCTGGAAATAAAGGCTCAATAGCTGAGGTTAAATATCCTCCTAATTTTAATATTAAATCTAATCTATTAAAATATTCATCAATATCTTTTTGCATAGATTTAATTTCTAGTTGACTTAGATTTTTTATATTTAATTTAAGCGCTGTTTGCTTAGCAATAACACCATCAACAGGTCGTTGAGCTTCTTCAATAAAATCAGTTTTAACCATTTCTGCTAAACTTGGATTTTCAAAAGGATTAAATGCAATTCCTCCTGTTAAATACGCTCTATAGTTATTACTAGCTTTTGTAAAAAAGTCTAATTCAACACTTCTTCTAGCTGATGATAACGATGATAAACGTTGTATTTTTTTATTATGTGCTTCTATTAATGTATTCATATTATATATATTTAACCAAAGAGTTTTCCAAATCCTTCTGATATATCTCCAAATAAACCAGTCATTCCATCTGCTTTAGCTTCTCTTAAATTAGCTTCCACTTCACTTAAACCTAGATACATAGAAGTGTACATGTTAATATCCGCATTAGTTCTAGCTTCTTGTGCTTGAAACATAAATATTTCTCCTTTAGCATCCGCTTCTTCTTTTCTACCTATTAATTGTATTTGAGCTTCTTGAGCTCTTTGTTTAGCAGCAACTTTTTCACGCTGCATGTTTTGTTCACCTTGTGCTTTTAATTTACTATTTTCCGCTTCTTGTGTTTGTAATGTTGCGGCTACATCTTTTTTAGATTTTAATGCAGCCATTGCTAAAGCAGTAGCTCCACCTGCACTAGCACCTGTTTGTTCTAAAGTATCTAATGTATTAGCTAAAGCTATATCTGCTTCTTCAGCTTGCATTTCAGCAGCTGCAGTAGCAACTGTTACATTGTTAAATGGATTAGTTATTTGACTAGATAAATCTTGTGCTAAACCAGAGAGATCAGTAATACCAGCATAAGGATTAATGATGTCTTGACGCTTACTTCTAGCATCTTCAAGATCATACTTTGCTTGAGCTTTTTCATCTCTAATTCTGCCTAGTTCTTTGTCAGCATTTGCTACTCCAAAAACCCCGCCAATTATTTTGCCTACTGTTCCTCCCATTTTAAATTATTTTTACTATTTCATGTGATGGTTTTTCATCTACTTTCCATCCTAATTTTTTATGTGTGTTTATTAAATGTTTACTTCTACCTATACTAAACATATATTGTTTATCTTGTTTTTTACAAACTGCTTCTATAGTATTTAATAATAATTCTACAGCTTGTTTTCTATCTTTATTTTTATAGTCTGGATTAGAAACAATCCATTCTACTACTACCGCGTCAGAATTTGTATAATATATAAACCCTGCTACAATAGGTACATTTTCTTTTTCTATCATTATTCCACCAGTACCATTATCTGGTAAAAAGTTTTTAGGAATAGGTGTCCAACGCCACCACTTCCACCAATTAACTAAACAATCATAATCTTTATCGTTTAGTTTACGTGCATTAAATTTCATATAATTATCTATTAGAATATACAGCGCCTACACTAAATAATTGCTTAGCGCTTTGTACTGCTGTATTTGAATCTTGTTGCATTGTTAATGTTAAAAATTGAGCTTTTAAACCAGTTGTTTGACTGCTTGTTAATACTTGACCACCAAGCGTGCCATCACCTGTACCTTTAATAGCAGCATAATAAATATTTTGTTTTCTATTAAAACCAGCTCTATATTCTATACCATTTTCAGTATAGTAACCATCATCATAGCTTAATATTGTTTGACCTCTATCTGTATAAGTAGTATCTCCTAATCCAGGTTGTTGAGGGTTTGTGTCTATACCTGTATAGTCGGAAGCAAGTAATTGAGCTCTCCAACCATTACTACCAGTATAATTAATAGTTGTAAAAGTTTTTGTTCTTACTGGGTCAGGGTTAAATACAAATGATACTGAAGAATATCTTTGAATACCGTAAAAATTATTATAATTAGAAGTATCAGCATTTTGTTGCCAAATAGCTTGATCTTTAAAAGTATAATATAAACCTCTTGAACTAGTTGATAAATCTGGTGCATATTCCATTCTACTTACCCAACCATTAATAATATCATCAAACACTACAGTAGGAGCAGAAAAACCGTCCTCTATAGTTAATGTATAATTTTTATTATAAACATCGTACCCAGCTGTTATAAAAGAGTCTTGTGATAATTTATCTCTAAAATAATCTATCATACCATAATTAGAAATAGGATTTAAACCATTAGGTCCTAATTGTAGAACCACGCCTCTATCTCTATCAGTAAAATATTTATTATACCCATAATGAGCAAATGAACCTGGATCTCTTGATATACCAAAGTTTCCTTCAAAAGCAGATGGTGTACCTACAACTGTTTTAGCATCTGTAGATAATGGTAAACCTTCTTGTGTAAATATAACATCTTTATCTACTGGTGCTCTATTTACTTTTCTTTCTTGTAGTATAATTAAATTAGTATTTTCTGCAAATAATTTTTGTATACTTCCTGAAGCAGGATCAACTGATCTTGTAATTTCTTCACCAATAGGAAATTGATTAGTATTATTAATACCATTCTTAGCATTATATACACCAGAATATATTATAGAGCTTTGTCGTCTAGTTTGTCTATCTTCTTCTTCTACAATGTAAGCTTTGTTACCAAAGTCTACAGACGTGTTATTAAAACCACCTTCTATTCTTGCTTCTTCTAAAAACCAGTCTTCAAAAACATTAGATTCTATATAACCTTCACCAGTTGTAAGATCTGGAGTACCAATAGTTGTTCCTCCACTTTCAACATCAACTGTACCATCTGGTTGTCTTTCTTGATATAAAGTAAAGTTTTTTAACCTCTTTAACCAGAATGTATTAAAGTATGATACTTCTAATGTAGTTGCCATATATTATTATTACTCGTTTTATTAAATTATTACAAAGGTCCGTTACAAGTTCCACATCCTCCAGGTGCTCCTGTTAACGCGTCATAAAAGTTAACATCTACTCTTGCACAAGTAAAACATCCTGACACGCTACATCCATTACCATTATGAACACCATTTGTTCTTACCGCGTATTCACCAGGCGCACTAAAATAATAAGTTGCTGTAGCTGTAGAAGCTCCTGAAACATTCACTGTTAAATTATTAAAACCTCCTACTCCACTTCCAGGATTTAAAGGTGATGAAGCATCGGCTGTGGCTATTTGCCAAGTATCTAAAGCAGTAGGTCTATACAGTATTGTATACTCAGTTACATATGTGTCAAGTCCTAATGCTGTAGGAGTTTTACTTAATGAAACCTCTATAGCTAATATTCCTTGAATTAAACCTCCAGTTGTAAATGCAGGAGTTACATTAATTAATGGTGGCGGTGGCGACGGATTTGTTTCAACACAAGTCCATCTGTTAGCAGCATATCTAGCTTCTTCTAAAACATTATAATAAGCTAAATCTATTCCATTATTACTAGATAAACCATAACTAGGTCCAGCGGCTCCTAAACCTGCATCAATTACGCTTGTAATTTCATTGGTATCACTTCCTATAAAAGTTATTCCAGCATTACCTATAATTCCACAGTTTACATTTCTATTAGCACCAAAAAATACTTCTAATGGTTCACCTGTATTGTTAGTACATGTAGTATCAAGATTGCCCATCTGGCTTGTTGGTCCAAAACATAATGCTTGATTTACAGGTGGAGTTCCAAAAACTAATTCATAAACACATGTATTTGTTAAACTATTAATATCATTACTACAAGAAGGAGAAGCGTCTGTTACTACACATTCTATTTCATAAGTACCGTTAACAGTTCCAGCTGTTGCAGAAACATTACCACTTTGATCAATACTCCATATAGCTGTAGAACCAAGCGGTTCATTAAGAACATTTAATTCATAACATAGTTCTAATGATTGTTGTGGTACTGAAGCGCTACTATTTACAACGCTTGTAAATTGACCTAAAACACCTGTCATTGTAGTATTATAACCTGATGTTCCACCGAGTTTACCACAACCTTGTTCTACTCCATTATCTGCTGAACTAGTTTGAGCAGGTGTAAAACCTCCTATTTCAGGAGCAACATTGTTAAGATCAATAGTAATTTGATTTGTTAAATTATCTATAAATTCACCAGCTAAATAACTTGTTTGAAAACTAATAGTCCATTGATTAGAATGTGATCCACTAGATTTTAAATAAGCAAAATCTGTAGTAGTAGTTATATTAAAATCATCATAAGCAAAAGGAACTGTTGCGTCTATAGCAAAAATACCTGTAACATCTACACCGTTAGAGTTTAACACTTGTGTTATTATTGGAACACCATCTAATGTTAATTCATTGGATGCAGAATCTGTAAAACTAAAAGAAGTTATAATTGTTGAACCTGACGCTTCGTCTTCATCAAAATTAGCACTTGTAACAGTTGTACCTGATACACCTGCATAATCTGATAAAACTTGTCTATTTAAATTTACAAAATTACCTGAAGTAGATGATTCATAAAATATATCTAAATTACTTTCTACAGGTTCTGTTTCAGAAACAGATAAATAAGGATACATACAACCAATAGTAGCTGCTGCAGCTGGTATAATATTATTTGTAACTCTAGCTCCAAGGGTATTTAATATAGGATCTCCTTCTCTAGTTAAACTAGGTTGTGGTTCTTCAGTTCCTATTTTTAAACCTATAGCTGCTGGATTTTGTTGAACATCTATAAAGTTTTGATACCTTCCTGGAAAACCCCATGGTATTCTAGTATTAAAAGGTTCATTAGGCGCAGCTGGAACAGTAGTATCTCCAGCATTATTAAATTGACCCGGAGTAGCTTGACCACCTGAAGTAGTTCCAGGTTCAAAAGGAGAATTAGCTAGTTCTAATCCACCTAAACCTACATTTCCTATAGTCACTACTTCATCACTAATTCTTCCTGGAAAATATTGAGTATTCCAAGCGTAAATTCTATTATCAAAATAAAAAGGTCCTCCTGGTTTATTGTTTCTATTTATAGAAGGATTATTTACTCTACCAAATAATTTAACTGATGCGGAAAATTCTGTTTGTAATGGTCCTACTTCATTTAAATCTCTTGGTACTTTATTTACATTGTCTCCAATTAACGTTGCAAATGCAACTCTACCAAAATCTGTAGCTTCTGTAACTGGATAACCTGAAACATAACCACCTAAATATACATTATAATATTCTTGTTCTTGTTGTTTTACAACAATTTTATATGATTGCCAACCTGTAACATTTACATCAAAGACATTTACCGTTATAACCGCGCTTAATCCAGCGCCGGTAGAACTAGCTTGAAACAACTGTTGACCATCTACGTAACCACTTCCTCTATCTAATATTTTTAAACCTGTAATTACCCCAGCTGCTACTCCTACAACTTCTGTAGTTAATCCGCTTCCTAGCCCTAAATTACCTACTTGATAACCCCATGTAAGTACATCACCAATAGCATGACCATTTCCACCACTTACGATGTTTTGTATTTTATCTACACTAGTATCTGAATTAGATTTGTATAACCCTGGTTCACCAGTTAAAGAATCTTTTTGTAAAGTAGTTATACCATTATTTATTTTAACTCTTAAAACATTTCCTAACCAAGAGTATATTCTATCTGTATTAGGTGTTATTCCAGTAACTTGATCAGCTTGAGGACCACCTACATCTTCCCAGTCTTTATAAGGTATATAAATAGTAGAACCTTTTTTATCTGGATTATCATCATTTATAGAAAGAACCACGCTTGAAGCTCTACCATATCTATCAGCTAACACAAAGCCAACTTGATAATTTCTGTTTTGTTTTAAAGAGTGATTAGGATATTGAGCGTAATTATTATATTCTACAGATTTATCACTTTGTATTACTTCAAAATCAATTCCATTAGGTGGAGTATGTTTTTGTAAAAAATTAGCATACATTACTCTATTAGCAGTAACTTCTTGACCTAAAGCTTTTAAAGGTACATTATCGTAAACTCTATTTTGCTCGCTTGTTGGAATAGTTCTATAAGGTTTTATAGATTTATAATCAAAATTATAATACCATTGAGGACCAGCACCCAGCGATGTGTTAGGTATTTCTTCTATAAAAGATAATAAACCGCTATTAATATCTATAACTTCTAATATTTTAGTACTTAACGCGTCAGATTCTTTATATAAAATTTCTAAACCTATTACTTTATAATTGTTTATTAAATTATCTAATGATTCGGAAGCTGTTGCCCCACCGTCAGGTAAAGGTATTTTTAAAGAAACTGTATCTATTTTATTAGTAAACCATTCTACAATACTTGACTCATACGTGTTAATTTGATCTTGTAATGAATCATTTTTACCACCACCAAAATATCCATCATGTTTAGGTATAAAACATAATTGAGTATATGGAGCCGCTAAAGAATATTCATCATCTTCAAATTTAAATCTATAACTAAATCTTATAAATTTATCTTCTATTAAATCTGGATCTCCAGTAAACTCTTTTGGTGGAACTTGTGCTAAACTATAATCTGGATTAGGAGCTATTGTAATATCAGCATTAATATCTATTAACTCTATTTCTTTATTTAAAGTTAGTTCTATTACTTGTCCACCAACACCAATTGCAGTGTTAATTGACTGTATAGATTCTATTACTACTTCATCTGCTAGTAATATTTTTCCCGCTACAGTAGGGTTATTTGTTTCAGCTTGATCACTTATTATAAAATCTCCTACTCTAGGTGTAGGTAAAGGCGTAGGTTCATCAGTAGTATTTCTAAAATAATATTTAGCAGTAAGAGTATTACCTTGAGTAACTATTGTATTAGGAGCTGCGTTTACCGCTGTTGTATCAAAACCTCTATCTAATAATCGTTTAGATGAGTTACTCATTGATGGTCTACTAAACCTTAACTCTATATCAGTTGCTTCGTCCCATGTACCTGGTTGCATATTAGCACCACCATCACCATCTTTAAAATTGTTGTATATAGTTATTATTTCTGCAGTTTCATCTATATCAATAACATTCCATAACTCTTCTACTCCTTGCCCTGGAAAACCAGATACAATATCACCAATTTTAATAGTGCTTAAATCACTACCAGCCAACATTGTCAAATCATAACCTCGTGCTACAGCACCTGGAGCAGTTGCTTGAGCTCCTGCATCTGCAGTTCTAATAGTTTGATTTAAAACTAAAGGTGTTTCGTATGGATAATATTTTGCTACTGATATTTGATCTTCATTCACATAATGTGATGGAAAAGGATCATTATTAGGATTAGCAAATTCTACATTTATTTTTCTTGGTTGATTGCGATTATCAGTCCAAAACAACAAATTATCTAATAAATTAGTAGCAAATATAGGATGTGATTGAGAAAAATTCAAAAATGAACCAATAGCTAATAGTGTTAAAGTTTGAGTGTTAAGTTCATATCTATGAATTGTATTAGCCCAACCTATATTTATTGTATCTCCTGTAGGAGAACCTGCGCTAAAAATTATAGGAACATTTAATGTTATATTAGTTAAGGTAATATTTACAATTACTGGCCCTATGAATACACTATCTGTAGAAGGTATGCCGTTCCACCCAGCATTGTCACTCCACAAATTCATACCAAGTTCTATTCCTAAATTAGAAGGATTAAGTAAATTACCACTACTATCATAAAGTTCAATAGTTGTTCCTGATACTGGAGCTGCTGCTCCTGGCTCAGAAAAAACTTGAATATCTCTAGGACAAATATTTTCACCTGTATATCCAGCGCTATAAACATATAAAACATTATTAGTCTCGTCTGTGTACTGACCAATAACTTTTGCACCTGGTCCTGTTTTTAATCCTGAATTTGGTAATTGAATATTACCAGGTATATTCTCAAACTCTCCTACTTCGCTGCCTTCTGATCTACTAAGTTGTAAATTTTTAGCATCTCTATATTCACCGTTTGGTAACAATCTTGCGTCAAGGTCTTTATTCATTTTAGACCTTATAAACGTATTAGTTACTTGTGGCATATTATCTTTTTATCCATTTAGATTTTCCACGCATTACTTGTACTATTTCATCTAACTTAACATTAGATAATCTAATTTTTGCGTTTCTTAATTTAGCACTTGCTTCTCTTTTTAATCTTTGTACTATATATTCAGGTTGATTTATTCTACTAGCAATTATAGCATGTGAAATATAAGCATATAAAGCAGCTTCTGCCATTTTAGGTATTCTACTATCTAAATCATAAGCAAGACCGTCAGAGATATATTCTAACACTATCTGTGCACCAATTAAATTACTTGAAAAAGATATTTTACCTTCTCTAGGGTTCATATTAAACCAACCATTATACTGAGCATACTGCGGTGACATACCATATTGTTCACCCCAACCCCAATACCAGAATCCACCATAACCCCAGTTATATCCGGCCCAGTCCATACCTTCATTATATAAAGCAAAACTAGGTAAACCATTTACTAAATTAGTATTAGCTTGTTTCCATTTTCTTTCAGTTTGTGATGTTCCTTCTAAATTATCTTCAAAATTATCCTGTGTTAATTGACCTAGATTATCTTGTAAAGGATTTTCATAAGGCGATATAGTTAAATTATTTGCTGGATATATAATTCTTTTTACTCCTAAATTATCTATACGTGATACTCTTACATAGTTTACATAATCTTGAGGTAATATATTATTTAAAGTATGTGGTACTGTAAGCTCTTGAGATTTTATAGATTTTAAAGTATCATAACTAAATTCTTGCAAACCACGTTTAGCGTGAAATATTATATCACTTCTTCTAATATTAGGTATTAATTTTTGCTCTCCTACATATCCTACTATAAAATTATTTACAATATCTTCTAAAGTCACATAGGCATAGCTACCATAATTTTCTTCTGTAGTTTCACCATACGCATCTCTATTACCAAAACTACCACCATCAATAGTTTTTAATTGACAAACTAAAACATGACTAGCAGGTAGATCTGCATTTAAACTAATTATACTGTTGTTGTTAGGTTGTACATCAAGAGTATAAGGATATTGAGCAGGCCAATTAGCAGCTGTAACCTCAGTATAAGTTATACCGTCAGCACTAGCATAAAGCTTAAAATTGTTTAAAGCATAGTCTGCAGCATTTGGATCAGGCGAACCTAATACTAAAGGAGTGTCAAATGTAAAAGTAAAATCCTGCTGAAGTGCAGTTGTTAAAAACCCCTGCGCACCCGCGTAATATTGACTATTAGTTTCGGTGATTAATCCACCATTTGGCATTGGCATATTTTATTGTTTTTCGTTATTATCTTGTACAGCCACTTGTTGTGAAGCTGCTTGTATTATTGATGGGTCTTGCAATATAACTCCTGCATAAGCTAATATTCTTAATATTAATTCATCTTGTTCAGTTTGATCTAATTCAAATTGTATAGAAGCTTGTTGATTATATTCATACTGACCTTGTGGACCAAGACTAGAACCCCACAATACATCTTTTGGTTTAGCTAAATACGTAAAAGTTACTCCACTTGTTATACTACTTGGATATAATCTTAAAACATTATTCTCATATGTATATATTGGAAATTTTTCTGTAGGTTGAGTTAAAGGGGAAAGTATTAATTGTTTTAACTCATTAGGTTGTGTATATTGACCAAGGTCGTAATCTTTATAAAATACAGATCCTATTCTATATAAAACATCATTAGTTGTTCCTAATGTTCCTATTACTACAGGATTAGGCGCGTTTACTAAAGGGTTTTCAAAATCTGTAAAATCTAAAGTAATAAAATTACCTGTAGCTACATCATAAGTAGGTGTAGCAGTTCTTTGAAAAAATTGTAATTTTTGTTCAATATTTTTAACACGATCTGCGTATTCAGTGTCATTTTGTGATACACGATATTGCTGATTCAAATCACTAGCGTATCCTTCAAATATAGCTAACTGAGCCTGTGTTCCAATTTTATTGAATTCATCAGGAGTTATGTAACCTCTTTGTTGTTGATTAAGGATTAGTAGTACTGTTTGATATACTGCATTAACGTTTACCATTATATTTGTATTTTAATAAAAGGCGGGCGAACCCGCCTTGTTACTATTATTGTAGTCTTTTTTCTATTGACTTAAATACTTCTACTCCTTCATCTGTTTTAAACCACGCAGCAATAGCTGAATATGGGTTTTCATCAAAAGGAACATTCATTAACTTTCTATCATTACTAGACCAATGAATAGTTCTTTGATCTGGAGATATTCTAATAATATCTTGTTCAACTGCATTAATCGCAAAGTTTCTTAACTGTACGTTTTCATCAGCTGCTAATGTTAAAAATAATTTAGGATTAGCTTTAGCTAAAAGCAACAAATCTCTTCTTAATTCTTTAGAAGACATTTTATTAACTTTTGAACCATACTCTACTCTTACAATTGCTTCTGCAACATCTACATCCATAGCTCTTGCAACATTTAATGCTTCAATTTCCCACTCAATATTTTCGATTTCATCATCTGCAATTTTTTGTGGAACATGCTCTGTATATCTTTTACCCTTCATTGGGTGATATAATGATAATAGTTTTTGTAAAGCAATTTTTTCTTTAGATACACTTAAAGTACCATCTCTAAATGTTATATGTCCTAAAGTAACCTCACCTTTTTGTTCATCTACAAACGGACTAGACATGTTTGTTGCATATCTAAGTTCTCTTTGTTCGTTTTTATCTGTATCATACCACAATAACGGATGTCTTCTAGTATGTTTTGCAGGTATAGTAAATGTTAAAGGTTCTTTATTTCCTGTTAGTATATAAGTTCTATCTTTTACTTCCCAGTTATCTTTTTTAACCGGTTTAATAGCTGTAGGTTTTGGTGTAGCAACTGCTACTTCTTCTACAACTACTTCTTCTTGTTTTTTCTTTTTTGCCATAATATAATATAATTAAATAGTTAAAAGGTATATGGGCGCCGAAGCGCCCTAACCTTTATAAATAGTTACACTCCTTTGAATAATACAAAGTTGTTAGCAGCTTGAGTTACTAAACATCTTTCTGAAAGGAAGTTTACTTCCATTGCATCAAGATCACTAGTAAATGCACCACCAACAGAACCTGTTAACCAAGATTTCATTCTTCTATCATCAGTTTGTGAAGCTCTATATCTTACGTGTAAGAAAGGTCTTCTGATGTTAGTTCCTAAAATTTGATCATAAACAGTTGTAGTACCAGCTGGAATTAAAACTCCTTCAATTGAGTTTGGTCCTACCATCGCACCTCTTGTAGAAGCATCGTTTAAGTATTTCCAATCTGTTTTATAGAAGTCATATGAACCTCTTCTAAAACCGCTAAAACCTAAGTTTAAAGCCATTTCTTCTGAGTTTTCAAATAAACCAAAAGCAGTACCACCTTGAGCTCCTGATGAAATTGCAGCAAGCATATCATCAAAATCAAGAGCAGTTTGTCTGTCTAAGAATAACATGTTCTCTTCAATTGCACCTTGAGTGTCTAAGTTTCTAAGAATATCATCGAAATCTTGAATACCTGTAGCCGCAGCGAAACCAACTTGTACATTACCTCTATCTTCGATAGCAGCAAATAAACCTTGAGTTCCCTTTAGGTTAGCGATAGGAGATACAGCTGCATCTACTAATTCACCTTCTACACACATCATTTCTAAATAATCTTCAAATCTTAATCTAGTTTCAGATTCAGCTTTTAGATACCATAAGTATCCTCCAGTTCCATCTTCAGTTGAAACCTCAACCCAACCAATCTGAGCTGTATCAGAACCATTTACTACGTATTTGTTTCTGATAATTACAGGTAAGTTAGAAAATTGAGTAAACGCTGGGTCAACACTAATATAACCATCTGGTTGTGTAGCAGCATCGTAGTTAGGAGTGATAGATCCTTTTCTATACTCAGAACCATAAACGAATACTTTTACAACACCAACTAATCCAGCACCTGCTAAGTTAGCAGCTGTGTAAGGTTCTACAGTAATTGTACCAGCACCACCAGGAGTACTAGCAGTAACAAGAGCTTTAGCTTCGTTGCCAAAGTCATCCATAATTACTACAGTAGAGTTTACAGAAATAACGTTGTTTACTCCTGCAACACCACCTGGGTTAAGTGTAATAACACCTGTAGCACTAACAAATGTACAGTTGTCATATGCAATATGTAATCTATTTTGTTCAGACCAGATTACTTGGTCACTTGTCATTGGAAGCTCCGCCCCAACCATTCTTAAGAATCCAGATAAAGTTCTATTACCATATCTTTCAACTTCAGCTTCGTAGATCTCTGGTAAATACTGTTGAGCAAATGATGTAAAATCAGCTGCAGCAGGATCAGTCCACTGTAAATAGTTAGTTTGTAAGACTTCTTGAGTTTGACTAGGTATAATCGAGCCAAACTGGGGATTTAAAGCCATAATTTTAAATTTTAATTATTAAATGTTCTCTTTTTGATTTTTAGTTTTGACGAATCTGCTCCACTAATGGCTTTTACCTTAAAACCTCCTACATAAACATCCCCGCTGGCAACTTGCCTTGGCGCATCTGTAGTTGGATTTTTAGATTGTTGAACTATGTCTTTAACACCGTCCGCCTTGCCTTGCTCATAAAAATGAGACGCTAGTTTATCAGCATTCATCGCAGCATATAAAGCTTTATGATAACCGGCAGTATCTGTTATTTTACCTTCTTTGTCTAAAAATCTACTCACAAAGTTGTTAATATCAGACTGTTTTTCCGCTATTGTCACAGGGTCTTTTATTTTGTATCTAAACTTTTTATCTCCAACGTTATATTCAAAACCTTCAAATTCGTTGTTTAATATTTGGTTAGTACGTTCTTTAAAATCTGCCTGAGACAGCTTTATTTCTTCTTGCTGTTTATTATAACGATTGAAAAAATCCATAGCTTTTTGTTGCTCTTGAGTAACTCCAGGTCTGTTTTTTATTTCAGCATAATATTTAGTTTTTCTAACTTCTAAATCTTTTTTAGCTGAAGCAACAGCTTCCTTGTAAGCTAGTTTTTTCTTTCGTATTTCTTTTGGATCATCTATATCTTCTTCATATTGATAATCTTCCATGATTAAATCAATATCTTCTTTATCTAGATGAGGTTTTGTTTTTCTTAAATATTCATGTAAAAGTTGATCATTGCTTAATTTTGAATAATCTTTATTTAACTCTACATAGTCCTCAACTGTACCACCTGTTTCATTCATAAATGTAACTAATTTTTCTACATTTTCAGGTAACTTTGGTGTTTCAATTAATTGAGGTTTTTCTTTTACTTGTTCTTTTGGTTTAACTTCTTCAGTTATCTCTTCAATTACTTGGAGTGGAGAATCTTCTTTATCATTTGTATCGCTGACCCGTACTTCTTTGTCCACTTCTCTGCTAGTTTCGGGTTTGTCGCCCACAGGTATCTCCTCTGTTTTTCGCTCTTGAACGGCATTGTCTTCTTTTTTAGTTAAATCAATTTTAGGAGTTTCAACCTTTTCTTCTACAGGTTTTTTAATCTCCATTTTTACAGGTTCTTTACTAGTTTTACCTAAGTCTTTAACCTTTCGTTTAGGTATATTTTTACCTTTTAAAGTAAATTCACCTTCTTGTTTAGCCTCGACGGCTGCTTGTTTTGCCATAATAAAATATAATTAAATAATTAATACTAAACCCCAGTATCCATGTTCATAATATCTTTAGCTGCTTTTTGTTCTTCAAAATCTATAGGTAAAGAATTATTTTTTCTTTGCGAAATCATTTCGCTTTGCTGACTACCGGTTATTCTTGTTCTTTTGTCTTTACGATCTTCGATCATAAATTCTCTATCTCTTTCACGTTGAGTTTTCATTTGCTCTAACTGCATTTGATAATTAAATTCTTCTGCCATTAAAGCTCTTTTAATTTCAGCTTCAGTCTGCATACGTTGTATTTCAAATTGAGACTTAGCTTCTTCAAATGTTACTTTTTCAGAAGTTAACGCTTGTTGTTTTTGTACTTCTGCTTCTGCTGCAGCTTGATTTGACTGAGTATTTAATTGAGATTGTTGCTGTGCCATTTCTGCCTGCATCTGTCTTTCTCTTGCTAATTTACGTTTACGCTTTTGTTTTAACATTTGATTAGCTAATTTTAAATTACGTATTTGACGTATATCAATTGCGTCTTCTAGATCAATTCCACCACTTGATAAAGCAATTTGAATGTTTTGTTCTAGTTGTGCTTTTTCTTCTTCATCTGGTTCTAAATCTAAAAATATTCCAAAATCATATAGATTTAAAGTATCTATTTCTTCCAGTGTAGCTGTATTAAATGCAGTAATACTATTTTTTAAAGCATTTTTAGTTAAAGGAAAATCTAACATATCTGCTACTTTTTTAGAAATATTTTCACATATTCTTAAAGTTATAAACAAACTAGCGTTATTTATATGCTTTGTAGCAATATTAGAAGCTTGTGCTGCAATTTTTTGTAAACCTACTAGTGTATCTTTATCTGCTAACGCACCATCTCTAGCTTCATTTAATCCCGTCACATCTCTTATCATTTGTAAATAATAATTATATGTAGAAATTAAACTTTGTATTTTTTGTTGACCACTACCTGTTTGTAGTTCTTGAACTGGTACTTTACCTCTATTTAATTCACCATCTTGTGTAAGTGATCTACCTACAACAGAACCGGTTTGAAAATACATATTTAATGCTTCAGCTGGATTATAATTAGTACCATTGCCTAGATCAACTTCAGCAAGTCCGTCCATATCTAAAAACACACCATCTGGTACCATTCTCGCTATAACTTGTTGTAGTTTTAAATGAGTTATTTGAATCATATCAGCAAATCCTGTTATTCTACTTACTGTAGAATCAATACGACCTTTATACATTCTAGGAGCACAAATAGCATAATTCATTTCTACTTTTGTAGTATCAGACATTGGTCTAGTCATATTAGGACATAATTCCCATCTTAGTAATATATTAGTTCCTAAAACTTTAACACCTCTATATAAGGTTTCTATAGTTCTACCAACTGCTTCAAAATTTTCACTTGGCGGAGGATTAAATGTATCATCTTTTTGAATAGCTTTTTGTAAACCGTATTCAGTTTCTTTTACTTTAAAAACCTGATCACTATATGTTTTGTATTCAAAATAAAGTAGAGGTATAGTATTTTGATCCCATGGACCATAACCATAACCATACATATATGTTTTATCACCTTGATATTCTTGTATTCTTTCTAGTTCATTATCTGGTAAATCTGGAAATTGTTTTGCTATTTCAGGTAGTGTAACTGCTTTTAGTTCACCTACATAATATATATCTTCAAAGTTTGGATCTTCAGTATAAGAATATATTAAATAAGCTGGATCTACATAATCTACAGTAATACCATTTGCTGTATTAAAATTAGTTTTACAAGCTCCAATACCACATGTAACTAAATCGTAATTAATTCTACGTCTAGTTAAATCCCACTTATTATAATCTAATATTTGATTAATAACTTCTTCTTCAGCTATTTCTACAGATTGTTTATAATCTAACTGCATGTGAAGTTCTAATTCTTCTATTGTATTAGGTAGTTTGTTTTCAGGTATATTAGTATTAAATAATGCTGAATCTAGTTTATCTACAATTTGCTGCATTGTTTCTCTTGCAAATACATCTTGAGCTAACATTTCGGCATAATTAGTTCTTTTTTCTAACGAAGCAGGATCTTGAGCAAATGCATTTATTTTGTAATCTTTATTAGATATACCATTAGTTAATATATCAACAAATTTAGAAACAATAGGAACTGGTTTCCAGTCTAAATTTAAATAAGATAAATCTCCATTAATAGATAATTCATCTTTATATTTTTGTGTAGGTTGTTCACCTCTTGCATATAATCTAAGTCTGTTATAGTTATTCCAAGTAGTTAAATATCTATTACCATTTGTTCTACCTTGACTAAACCACTCTTGTTCTATAGCTTGAGCAACTTGCTCTCCATATTCCCAACTAGCTTTTTCAGCGTCACTAACCACTTGGCTAGGAAAAATACTATTACCATTAGTGTATATACTTTTCATTTAATCTATAATTTTAGATAACAACCCACTATTATCATATTTTTTTATTCCTAAATCATAATTTTGTCTAATTATTTTAGGAACAGGTCTATATTTATTTTTATTACAAGCCATAATTGCTAGTCCTGAGCTAATAGAAGCATCATGTGTTGTTCTATTGTTTATATCAAATTTAGCCCAGTCTTCTAATGTTCTTTGAAAGTAAACATCTCCATATGTATTATCATTACGCAAACCTACGTATGTTTCTATATAACTCTCAATCGCGGCAGCATGTGCTTGTTTAATATCTTCACTTGAGTTAGGTATACCGCCAATTTCTCTTTCTGTAACTGATAATTTATTATATATTTTATCTGGTCTGTTCATTGCATACCCTCTATAACCTCGCCTTTTAAAATGATATAATAATCTAGGTTTGTTATTTTCTGCTAGTATTGGCATACCATAAAATACACAAGCCATAAGCACATCTTCAAAAAATATTTCAGCAGTTTGTGGTCTAGCTATATATTCTAAAAAGAAATGATTAGGTGGTATATCTTCCATGCTAAATTTAGTCAAACCGTGTAAAGATCCTTTAGAACCACGCTTATCTACTGTACCTGATATATCGTAACTATCACAACCAAAAGCACCAAGATGTTCATTACCTGGATATTTTTTACCTAACTTATGTATTACATTGTTTTGTAGCCTTATAGGCGGTGTCCATGATATAAAAAACCTACCATTATTTTGAGGAACAAATATAACTGAAGTATCTTTTATACCTCCTACCCACTGAAAATTACCCTGTGTAACAGTTGTATCTCTTGTTTCAGCATTCCAATCTATTTGTTCATATATTTTTGTAAGATTAAACAATGATGATTTAGCTTCATCTCTAAACGCATGCTCTTCAGTTCTAGGAAACTGTCTGTAAAATTCATTTAAAGCGTCTTGATCATCTTTTAATCCATCTACTTCATTTTGCCAATAATTTATAACGCCTAATGTTATAGGTACTCCATGTGGTCCTTTAACAAGGTCGGTTGGATTGTCGAAGACAGGTATTCCATAAGAATCAATGTATCCTTCGTAATTCCATTCCATAGGAATGAACAAAGAATAGAGTCCCGAACGAGTCTGTCCATTCGCATTTCTTTTTGTGACATCTGAATCATAAT